AGACCCATCGCAATGAACCCCTAAGTTTGGATGTGGTTTTACCCAAGGTCTTATCTCAAGATATACCTCTTCTAATAGCCTCACATCCTCTTCATTATAAGCTAACATATTTGACAATGCTTCATTATTACCTTCTAGGCAGTCCGTCCAGAGTTTGAAGTTCGTTGATATTTTACCCTTATTAGTGATTAACTTTCCTAGGTAATCCAACCTATTGGAAGAAAAAGCGAAACTCTTTTTAATTGATTTCAACGTATCTATTGACCTATATGGGGATGTAGGTTCATAACCATTTAGATAAAATCTTGTATTAAGTTTTTTAATATCAAATCTATCTCCGTTGTGTGCGATTACAATATCCGCCTGGTTAAGTAAATCCCAAATGCCTTTTAAAACCCTCTTGTCATCCCTATTTATAGCTTCTTTGGCAGTCTGGACATCGGATATAATCTCTGAGTCGAACAACCACTTCGCTGACCAACTCAGAACATTCCAATCTTTTATAACATTGCCATGTTGGATGTATTTATTACCAAATAGTCCCCAGACAAATACTTCCATCGGTGTAGTCTCTATATCAAATAGAAGTATTTTAGCACCATTGGGTGAATTATGATGGGAATCCCACTTTCCACAATCCATACATCTGGTTCTTTGTTTATTATTTCTAATTCCACGATTGTTTATATTTCTACTGCCACATTCACATTTCATATTAACTCCGATTGTAACCATTTATTAAGAGACTTTTCCCACTCATCAAAAGTTGCTTGACCTTCTTCATATTTTACCCAGATCTCATCAAACTCCCTATGTAATCTTCTACTCATTTTTCTAATTCTATAATTTAACTGTAACTTATCTGGGATATCCTTACATTTGTCTAAATAATGTTTTTTTGTCTTTTTCGAAATATTCACAATAGTTTCCACTCCTCACGTTATAGCTTAACTTCCCTATCCCAGTCTCACCATTTTTATACTGGAATCTAATCTTCTGCACATGGATACCTACATAATCCTCGTCATCATTTCTATGTCTATGTACAGTTATACAGTTGTCAGCCTTATTATAAAAATTAGCACTACCAGAAATATCATAAGGGGTAGGTACTACAGGTTTCCGATTATTGTCACTCTCCATTTTCCTAGGATGAGCCACTACCCATATATGAATCTCATGTATCTTGGCGAATGTATTTAAACTCGCTAAGATTCTAGACACATAGTTTGTCTCATTCTCGCTATCCCTAAACTTATGCTCAATAGTATTCCAGGGGTCAATTACTAACCCGTTTAATCCATAACGGAAATTTAATATTCTTGCTTGGTCTAGAATACTCTCCATTGTAACACTATCTTCTTGAGTACCTATAAATTTAATATGGTCATTTAAGATACCCATTGAATTTCTAGCTGTCTTTTCATCCATCCTATCGTTACCCCAAAAAGGTTGGTCTGTAAATTTACCAACAAGCTTTAAAAGGTGATGTTTGACGGGAAAATTCTCCGCTGAAAATATGCCAAATTTCCAACCATTTTCTTGAACTAGATTTATCATTAAAGCATCCATCCATTCAGACTTACCCATATTTGGGACACCTGTTATTATAGTAACTTCTGACGGGGAAACACGATAGAAAGAATCGAGTGATTCCCAACCCGTAGATAAACCTTTAGTATCTGGAGTTTTTAATAAATCTATAGCATCCTCTGTTACGTCACTCACTAAAACAACTCCATCTATAGGATAGGGGTGAGCCTCTGTTATAATTTCAGTTAGCTTATCAATGCCATGAGTCGTTAAGACTTCATTCATATCTTTACAATCATCTGGATAACTAACTCTATAACACTTTTCACGACCAATCCTTCTAGATAACTCTTCTCGCATCGCATTCCCAGAAGAATCACTATCCATAGCCAATATAATAGTTGTAGCATTCATTAAATGCTCTTCAGCAGATAATAAATAACTAAACTTTCTATCACTTGGATTGGAATTTGGGGCAATAGCACCATCTGGGACACTCACCACGTTATTATAACCAGCTTCAACTAAGCTTAACGCATCCATTTCACCTTCTGTTATAATTATAGTTTTCATCCCAACCATACTATCAAATCTATAAAAGCACTTCTCAGCGTTTTTAGATTGTCTAAACTGTTTATCCGCAGTCCTAGATTTTATATTAACGACTTCATCGTTTTTATAAAAAGGAAACTGTATCCATCTGTTATCATATCCTATCTTAGCATCTTCAACTACAGCCTCAGATATACCCCTATCAGAAAACCACTTATAAACCTTCTCAGGAAGATCTGTTTTTGGCGGAGTTGGTTTTATTACAGGTATAGGTTTAACGGGTATGTCATTTTTTATATTTAATGAACCCTTCCACCCACAATGATGGCAATTCCAAATACCCTCATCAATGTTTACACTTAGACAGGGGTCAGATTTTTTTCTTCTCCCTGGCGAACACTCTGGACATTTTGTTTTCTCTTGCCCAGAGTTACTCCTTAAGTATATACCTGAATCTTCAAATGTCATTCACATTCTCCACAAGTGTCAGTTTGCAAAGGGAGTCTTTTAAATGTATCATCTAAATAATACTGCTCTCCACTATCTATTGCAAACTCTCGGTTACACTTATCGCACCTAGATGGTTGGTTTATCATTTTAGTTTTTCTACTTGTCTCCTTAAAATACTTTAACTGTTCGCTTAAATCGAACCACTCATCATTAAAATAATATACTAGAGACTCAAAACCACTTAAATATCTCTTACGAGCAATATTAGCATCACTATAATCACGAACCCTATTACCTGCTACCTCTGAAGATGCTGAACTTGGTGAGCATTCTCCATTCCTGACCATATTTCTTATAGTGGGGTTAAAAAGCCCACCTCTTAATCCATGTAAATTCATTTTATTATCTCCTTAAAAAATGTTAATGTTAAGTTCGGTATCTTCGTGGATATTTTTCATTGTTGGATAACAATCTTCATCTAGTTTCACATACTGATATTTCTCAGAACCTTTTTTCTTCCTCTTAACATAAAGACCATCCACTTCATATTCATTGATTATATCAAACTCAAGCTCGTCATCGTTCCATTTCGTATCTTTTTCATAACGATATAACCTAGGTTTTGCATCTATATCGAAGTTAAAATGTACCTCTTTCTCGTCAGAATCTAGTTCGTAATTATGCTTATCTAATAGATATGCCTTTACTGAATCAAAAAACTCCCATCCATCTATTTGTATTCTCATTATTATCTCCTTTAGTTAGTGTATTTAATCTGCAAGTTGGCAAATTTAGTCATGCCATTTCTTGACTTTGTTCTTAGTGTCCTTAAACTAAGTAAGTTAGACGACCAAAACTTGTCAGTATTTGCCCATCTTATAACATCCCTTACTTCTTTTTCATCCCATTTATCAATCACAATAAGATCGAATAAAGTATTTATTGAACCTATAGTTAATTCCTCATCGTTATACCAATCCTCTTTAATGTGATTTGGAAATTGTTTATGTTTCTCAGTATAAAATTCTATTATAATTGTTTTTAAATAATCCTTCTGTTCAGTAGTAATTTTGGGATTATATTTTATACTATGCCTCTTATTAGAGTATATATATTTAATATTATTATTTATAATAATAGAGTCGTCTGTATCAGACATGGCTTGTGTATCTCTACCCTCTGAAATATAATCAGAATCATCGCTTACCCCACCTTGAGAATCCGATATGGTTTTGTTAAATTCTGAACTACCCCCACCTTGAAAATCAGACATGGCTTTTAATATAATGTATCTTTTCTTGAATTTTTGACTATCTTGGTCTTTTTCTATAGTAACATTAATGAACCCTAACTCTCTTAATTTAGTCATTGATGCAGATATAGTTGATTTAGTACATCCTGTAACGTGAGCAAAATATATATTATTTTTTATACATATACCATTATCATCTAAACAGGCAGTTATTTCACAATATAAAAGTTTATCTCTTGGGGATAAGTCCTGGTGATGTCTAATTGGTTTTGGTATATATCCAATATAGCTCATTATAAACTCCTAAAGAAGAATGGAGGGTGGTAAAGGAGGAAATCCACCCTTTTATCCATTCTATAAAATTGGTTTAACAGTTCGATCGAAATAATCACAACTCTTACCTTCCTTTAACCGACAAACTTTATTACTTAATTTAGAATCTATCCATTGTTCTAAGTGTTTACCTATCATAACACCTGAACAAATATAGCCTGTCTCATAATTTGCACATTTTGACTGAGCCATAAGATATTCCTTATCTTTCATATTCAGAATATATCATTATTAATATAATGTATGCAATATGCAATTTGACATATTATTATGACTTATCGTCAGACAATATATAATAAAAATCATCTATTTCTATTTTAGTATCACCTAATTCATATAGCAACTCTCCATCCATATATAAAGCCTCAAGCCTTATTTTAGTCTGCCTATATTCATCCTTAACTAGATTCATTAGTGTCCTGTGAGCAATATAATCATCAGTAAAATTAATTGTCCAAACTACCCCATCTTTTTTCTTAGAGTAGAATAAAGCATCTGTTTTATACTGTTTTATTAGTTTCATCTTATAAATTCCTTTATCTTATCTTCAATATACCACTTCATATGGTAATATACCACCTTAATCATTGTGTTTATAAAAGATCCGAATGAATATATAAGGTATAATAATCCATGTGGCTCTCCACAACTACCTAATAAATGTTTTAAAAATTCCATCACTCCACCTCACTTTCATCTCTATCTTTTTCAATTATTATTGTTATTTCATTTGATGTTTTAGGATGCCCAAATACAGACCAATTATTATTCATATCATTAAAATCTTCCTTAGATAATTCAATATAAATATGATGTCCATCATTGAATGTTTCAGTTATCTTCATTACTCCACCTCACTTTCTATTACTTCCACTTCCCAATTATCACATATATAATCAAGAATATTTTCTTTATATTTGTGAATTGCCTCAGCTTCCCTTCTAGCCTCAACTTGAGAATAGCTAACTCCCTTTATGTAGTATTCATTTATTATTGCTTCTCTCATCTCTT